CTACTCACATTTCACAGCCACCGCAGTAGCCACAGCCTCAATGACTTGGAGTAAAGTGACCGGGCCGGAATCCTCCGAGTAGTCATGGTGCAACGAAAGAAGCGAGTCCTCGTACGCTGGGGCTTTAAACAAATTGCCCACCGCTATTTCGGCTGCGTCGATCTGTTCTTGGCTCAGCTCAATGTTCTTTGCCATAGCTAAATCATCCTTCTTTTATTGAACAACTGGAACCGTGCTTAGAGGAGCTCCGGGTAGCGGGACTTCATGTAGGCATGAACCTTGTCCCGGTCAGCCAAGTTCAACTGCGTGGGCCAGTAGATCAGCTCACGGATGTAAGATGCCTGGCCGGCGGCGCTAGCGCCAAAGTAGAGGCCGCCAAAGGTTCCCGCAGCGGTTACGCCGGAAGGATCAGCGACTTCAGTCCCGTCTGCCCGAAGAATGAACGAGAACCCGGCGTCAGCCGCTTGTGCAACCATCATGAACACCCAGCCGTCATGGTTGACAGTGGTGGCCGTGGCGCTGCCGGAGGTGCCTTGGTAGAAGCCGGACGAGTTGCGGCCTACGGTGGTTCCGGTCATGCCTGCCACGTTGACGACATTCGCCGAGGACTTGAACACTGCGGCGATGGTCATAGGCCGCTGCGTGGTGTGCACCGAGTTGAGAAGGCGGCCGCCATTCAGCGAGTCGCCCGGCGAGTACAGGTGCCGGATACCATTCTCAGTACCCAACGTAACGGCTGGGGTACCGCCCACGTTCGCGAGCGTCGTCGGGACGGAGCCAGCCACAGAGTTCCACGAACTCACGATTGAACCATCCGGGGCGTCAAGGTGGTTCGCGATGAACCGGGCAGCATAGCCGCTGACTCCCGGGGTTCGGATGACACGCGGGGCCGTGGACGATGCTACCGCCCCGACAGCGGTGATGAGTTTCGACATTACAGCCAGCCTCGATTCTGTGCTTCTTGGTAAACGCGGGCCGCAACAGCGGTGCACCCGGCAGCATTGATGTGGGTGGAGTCCATGCGGAACGACGTCGGGGTAAGCCCGTTAGCGATGTCCGTGTTGTCCTGGGTTGTGAAGGTGATCCCCGCAGCGTCGGCCGCTGCCTGGGTCCGGAGATAGGATGCGATGTCCAGCCAGAACTCAGGGAATGCTGACTTGATGGCCGCGTTGAGTGCTGCGAGGTATGTCTTCTGGTCGGCCGAATCGAACTGCGCCGGCACGACTTCCATGACGATTACGCGCTTCACATTGGGGGAAAGGTAGTCAATCGCGGCCCGGATTGACGCGAGAACCAATGTGATGGGCGTGCTGGACGTGACATCGTTCCGGCCCGACCAGATAGTGACGATTCGGTTGCGGTAGTTCAACCCGTTCGTTGGCGTGAATACCGACTTGGCAGGAATGGGGTACGTGCCGCTGAAGTCAGGCGTGAAAGTGACATTGCCGGCTGTCAGTTCCCGGATAACACCGGGGACGCCCGCCAGTGTGCCCGGTACGGTTCGGGTGCCCGACTGCAAGACAGGCTTGTTGATGATGGACGTGACAACCGAGTTGCCGCTGGACGCTGTCACGTTGCCGGCCACTGTTACCAGTGGAGGCTGTCCACCTTGCCTCGCGGAGATCTGCGCTGCCGTCTGCTGATACCAACCACCGTTGAAGTGGTTCTTGCCAGTGAGGGCAGAGAGCTTATTGACCCACGCATCAACGCCCGTCACCGCGTTGTCAGTCATGGAATCGCCCCAGTGCGCCCAATCAAGCGCAGGGAAAATGGATGTGCCAGCGCCGGGCGCGGATGTGTCAGCGAAGATGACCCTGTCGTTTGCGTCGACCACCACGAACTTCTCGCCAGAATCCAGTTCCACGTCCTGCACGCCAACCGACTTGCCCACGCGGGACGCCGCATGAGGTGTCAAGTCGCCGTCGAGCCCAACCATGAGGGTCGTCTGCTTGTCGTCGCTGCCCACCACGCCGAAGAGGACGCCGGGAACATCTCCGGGGTCCAGGAGTCGGGAGTCGCCGGCCTTCACAATGCCAACGGTGGATTGTGCGGCGTTCGCGGCCGCAGTAACAACTGAAAGGTCCGTAGCAATCGCTTGCGCCACGAGAGGTGGCACCAACGGGCCAACCTCGGCACCCACAAGGCCGGGCACGACAGCAGCAACCTGGGCTGGGATGTTCGCCCGCGCCAGGCCAGCGTCCACTTGCGCGTCTGTAGGGGCTTGGGCAAGTTCGGCAGCTTCGGCAGCGTCGGCAGCAGCCGCCAGTGCTGCGTCCTTGGCGGCAACGGCTTCGTCCCTTACGCCCTTGTAGCTCGCCGAGATGACAGCCAGTCCACCGCCGACAAGCTTGACCAGCGGTGACGTCGTCACAAACGCGGGCGTGAAAGCATCCGAGCTGGACACCATAGGGTTGGACATCGTCAACCCATTCAAGTCCTTGAGGGTAAGCGGTGTGCTGTTGGATGCGTCGTCGGCGTCATAGGCTGTGACGCTTGAGTTGGGTGCCCGGGTGAAGCTGGCCGCGTCAGCCAGCAACACTTGATCGTGGACGTAGTCAGTCACTTACCCTCCAAAGGTATTTAGGCGCGGTGTTCGGGCTCGCGGCGGACGGCATCTTGGGCTGCGTTCGTGTTCCCGATGGGAGTAGCCGCCTGGATGGCCGGTGCCACGCCTGTCGGTTTCCACAGCAGCTTGTAGCTGTTTCCTGCGGTGATGAAGATGACGAGGATGGCGACGATAATTCCGGCGGTGTTGAAGATGCCTGCCAGCCATGCGGTTATCGCGGCCACGGCAACGTAGAACAGGAACGCCACGATGGATTGCTTCCGTACGGACCACCGGGACTGTTGAATGACGGCGATCACCAAAGGGCTGAAGAAGCCCACCGCGAGCAACCAGAGGGTTACTGGGCCGAGGTCGGCAAGGGCCGCCAGAGTGTCAGGATTGAGAGATCCCATGAGTTAGCCTTCCTGGCTCAGCGTGACGGTGGTGGTGGCGATGGCTTCGAGACCTGCAAGCGCTTCTTCGGCGCCTGCCTTTGCCGCCTCCTTCATTGCTTCGACATCGATCGGTTGGCCGCTGCCGAGGTTCTCCAGAGCGGAGAGGATGGCGCGCTGGCCGCCCTGCAACTCGGCAAGCATCTGCGGGATGGGACCAGCGGTACGCTTGCCGTCTTCACCGGGCAGGAGCAGGGCAGTGACGCCGTCCAGTCGGCGCTGGGACTCCTCGCCAACGAGCATGAAGCCTGGGTGCTTTTTGCCGTCCCTATCAGTCCAGCCGTCAGCGGCGATGTCCTGGATGTATTCGAGAATGCGATCTGCTTCAGCCACGGTGATTTCTCCTTCGGGTGGGGTGGTGCTCGTGGAGCTTGAGAGGTTGATGTAATCGCCGGCGACGACGGCCACGCCTTCGATGTCTTCCGTCCACCCAAGAAAGGTGAGCGGGTTACTTCCCGCGTAGTAGCGGATCAAGTGGGACATATTCGGGTGATGGTGCGGAATATTCGAGTCATCGCTTGTGGAGTAGACGGAACCGTCCGGGGCAAGCAAGGCGACGTGGCCGAGCGGGTTTATTGCGAGGCTGAACCAGACAGGCACCCAGCATCCAGCAGGGAAGTTCCAGTCCCGGTGCTTCCTTTGGGCGGCGTTCCATCCAGCGGTTGCGCTTGGATACAGCCCATCCAGCCCGTACGTTTGGCGCACGTACATCAGGCAGTAGCCGGGCTTGCACCAGATATCCGGGTTGGGGGTAATCAACTGGGCTGTCATGGTGTCTCCTTGCTCATTGGTCCAGGTCCTTGGGCCATTCGTGCGGGGTTCCGCCGAGCTCGTGAACCTGGCCGCGGAGTTTGTGGATGTATGCCCGGTACTGGGAGAACTGGGATTGGACGTTGGCTTTGAACGCTTCGAACTCTTTGCGCAGGTTGGACACGTCCTCCTTGTAGAGGGTGCGTTCTTCCTGCAGCTCGTTGGCGAACTTGTTGTACCGCTCAACCTCTTGGTTTGTTCCGGCGAGTTGGTTGGTTTCGGACTGGGACTTTCGAGCCCACAGTGCCGTGACGACACCAACTGATGCCGCGATTAGGCCCGAGACGATGGCAGCCCAAGGGACTTCGGTCATTGGGGGTCTCCCGGCTTCTGCACAATCTCCGGGTGGGACGGCGCGTGGTTCATCATGCGTGCGCAACCAGCAGCGGATAACGCCATGGAAGCCAGCAGAGCAGCAGATACGAATGCCGTATTCCATGTCCCGTTCGGTAAGACGGGAGTGCGGAAGAAGTATTCAGCGAACGACAGCGCCCACAACGACAGCAGCCCAGCGACAGCACCTAGCGCCCGCGACTGGTCAACTTTGAACGCGGACGCCACCAGCATGAACGCAACAAGGAACCAGACAACCGCCCACACTTCGAGGGGGAATATGCGGGTTACCATCTCCAGCGCCGGCTGCGGCCTTTCGGGCAGGACACCAAGGTAAGAGAACCCGAAGCACGCGCACATGAGAGCCTTGCCAAGCATGACCATCCCGCGGGGCCCATACACCTTAGGGAAGTTGGCCAGCACCCGACAGCGGGCGCTACTAGTCAAGCCTCGGAGGGATGCTAAGGCTTTCATGCGGCCACCCAACTGAAGCCGCCCGTGAGCAGAATCGAGAATGCCGACTTCGGGATAACTCCCGCGGCAACTGTCGCCTCGAACTCCACCCAGCCCGCTTTCGCGTGGCCAACCGGGTACACGTACAAGAAGACCTTGCCCATGGATTCGGTTGCTATCGGGTCGAAAGTCTCGATACCGGCAGGAAGGTGAGCGGCGTCAATTTCGCCAACCTTGAAACGGTTCGGCCGGGCCTGGTCCACGTTCACGGATGACCCGGACGCGCCAATAGCGCCGCCCATGAAGACCAGCCCGTCAGCATGCTTCCGGGTGTACGGCGCCACATACCCGGCGCCCAGTGCAGCATAACCACCAGAAAGCGCAATCGGCTTCGAGTCAGGTGCGTCACTGACCCACCCGGCAACACCGTTCGTGCCAAATGTGTAACGCCAAGTAGTAGACCCGATCAGGACGCAGGCACCGAGCTGGGCCAAATATCCAAGCGCCAATGTGTCCTTCGCGATGACGCCGCCGTTGCTGGTCCAGCACCGAAGATCAATGATCGTTCCCGGTTGCGTCTGCCCAGCAACAATCGGTACCAGCGCAATAGGCTGGTCATCCTCAACGCCCTGGCCGGACTTGCGCGTCCCGGGTATTGCTTTGCTTGCGCTGCCCTTCACAATGTCGAACTTGGAGACACCAGCGGTCGGGGTCCAGTCGCGCCGCACAACCACAAGGTCATAACGCGTGCCAGTCGTGTTGATGTCGAACTGCAGCGTCTCGTTAGCGACCGTCTGATCCGTGACACCACAGCCGAAGCCGTGGCCCGGAGCGATAGACACCGTACGGTCAGCGCCCGCAACAGGCGTGACCTTCCAATCGTTGACGCCCAAAACCCCGTACCGGGCAGAGCCGATAGGTTTGATGGAATGCGCGTCCGCCCAGAAACCTTCTGTGTAGGGCTTATCTGACGTCGTGTCATAGCCGCGGGAGATGAACTCAACAGGCATCAGATACGCTCCTGATTCCGCTGCCTCTTACCAAGGGCAGCAAGTCGCTGCGCAACAATGCGCGCAGGCTGGTTAGTCAGTTCCCCGATGGAGGGATCGACGCTGGCATAGTCTTTGGAAACCCATTTGAGGGTTGCTTCACGGATGGTCTCGGTGATGACCTGGCCGCCGCCGATGTCCACTGGGACACGGTCGCCAACATGGAAGCCACCCGGCCCGTACTGGAATATCCCTGTGCCTGCGAGCTCCAACGACAGGCCGTTCTTGGCTGCGTTTTCGTCCAGAGTTTCCTGGCCGCGGGCATCAAGGACGGCGTCGGTGTTGTCGTCGCGGGCGTCCCGGAAAGTCTCGGCCCGCATCCCGTACTTTGTTTCGCGGGCGGCATCTGTGACAACCCGGAACTTCCGGGCCGTACCTTCACCTTGGCCGCCTACCACGACACGGGAAGCTGTGGGGCGGGTCCTGTTCCACTTCGTGGTCTTCAGGGTCCGACCCTTGGATGAAAGCTTCCGGGGGAAGATCTGCGGCTCGTAGGCGTCCAGAACAAGGTTGCTGCCAACCTGCTGGACTGTGACGCCGATACCAGCCAATTCGAGTGCTGGGAACATCTGGTCCATGAGCGGGTGCATGCGCAACGGAACACCGCCCGGGACCACAGCCCCGCGGTTCAGGTTCGGCGCAACAGTCAGGCCCGGAACAGCCAGACGGTTCACGCCGTTCTCAGTCACCGCCGTTTTCAGGATCGTTTCGGCGTTGCCCGTATAGGTCCGGTACTCCGCTGCCGTCTGGTTGGTGTAGGGCGACGTCGGGACCGGCCAGCCGAGGATGTCCCGTAGCACGCGGAAGTCATCCTCAACAGTGAACGTCGCGTACCCCTGCACCCCGTCCGTCTGCCCCTCGTCAGAAACAATCGGTCCGGAGATCAGATGCTCCCCCTTGAAGGAGACCTTCAGCCGGGCCCCGTCTGCCATGAGCTCTCCGAAGCGCAGATGCCCGAGTGGGACAGTCATGCTCAATGTCGAGACCAGGTTGTGCCGGACCGTCACTGACAACGCTGAGGGGTTGCCGATCTGGCACCGGAACCAACGGTTCTTGTCGTACACGCCGACCCTGAAGACGCTCACCATGCCCTCCGATACAGTGACGGCAACAGCGCCTCTACGACGCCGGTGCCGGCCAGCGAGAGCGACAGTTGCACGCCCTCGCCGGCCGGGATTGGCGGGAACTCTGCTTCGCCGAGATCGGCGGAACGGTCAACAGGGTTGATCATGTCCACGCCCAAGACCCGCTGAGAGGGCTTCTCCGGGGCGCCCGCAACAATGTCGTACATGGTCGCGCCGATACGGTCCGGGTCAGACTCGATCAGCAAGCACTTGCCGGTGGGGACGGTGAACGGAACATCGACCACCATTCCGCCAACACCAACAGCCGCCGATGTCGTCTCGCCGTCGATGAACCACTGCGCGTAGGACTCGACGTCTCCCAAGTTGTCGATCCTGGCCTTGGACACATCAGCGCTCGAAGAGATATTGACGATCTGCGGACCATCCGGTTCGAAGAACGGTTCATAAACCGGGTTCTTCCAAGACCGAACCTCGGGGGCGCCCTCCCAGTAGGGCTGCTCAGCAACAAAGGTGATGCCGTACGACTGCCACCCGTACTTGAACGGATCGTAAGTGATCGTGTGGTCGCCGTCGTCGCGGAACCTCAGCCGAAGGGAACGCTTAGTGCCGTCCGGGTGGATGATCTCCCAAACCCCGGTGTCATCCGGGTCCATGCCCTTCCAGAAAGCACGGTCCCGCTCCACCCATTCCTCAGAGCTGCCATCGTGGAAGATATGCACCGGCCAGAAGGCGCCGCGGTCAAGGACCGAGACGCCTTCATGCCGAGACCCGGCAACAGCAGGGGATGAAGTCGCGTGGCGGTCAGTGGTTACCGAACCGAGGCCCCTCACACCCGGCATCAAGAACATGCCTGACGCCGGGTTCGTGAGAGGCCATGTGACTCCCTTGGCAGTCCACGTCATCACAGCACCCCGCCACGGGCTAACTGCCGGAGCCGGTGGCACGTAGGGAGTTGCGTAACCGATGCCCATTGGACTCCTTCTTTATTGGTGAACGGCGAGCAAGTCGCGCTGAGACGTCTCGAGCTTCCGAACCATCTCGTCTTCATCGCGCACGTGAAGATGCTCGATGTTGACGCCCGGGCGTTCCGGCCCCTGCCTCGATGCGATGCTGTACATGGCATCCCACTGCTGCGGGTTGAGGATGTATTCCGGCTTCTGGGTTCGGTTCATGACCTGCGACAAACCGGTGGGCAAGATGCCACCTTGGTCGTGCAGGTATGGAAGCCCCGTCGAACCTGTGTTGTCCTTGCCGCCGTTGCCGGTGACAAACGCAACCGCACCGTCAAGGAGCTTCTTGCCCGCCCCGATGGCGAGATCCGCGAACGGACCTGCTTGTGGGAAGGCCTTCTTGAACTGGTCAAGGAGCCCGTCCACAATCGCGCCAACGGGGTTCCAGCCCGGATCTCCACCGCCGTCCAAGTACTCGGCAGGGTTGCGATAGTTCGGCCACCCACCGTTGAGCACCATGTAGTGAAGGTGCGGGCCGGTGGAGTTGCCAGTCGAGCCAACCTCGCCGATCTTGGAACCGGCGTTGACCATCTGGCCCATCTTCACCGCGAAGGATGAAAGGTGGGCGTACCAGGTCTGCAACCCGTTCGGGTGATCGATATGGATCTCATTGCCGCCGCCATACGATGACCAGCCAGCAGAAGACACGCGGCCAGGGCCAGCCGCCACGACGGGCGTACCCGTCCCAGCCGCGAAGTCGATACCGTTGTGCCCGCTATGGAAAGGCTGTGAAATTGTCGCGCCGCGGATCGGTCGAACCAGGCCACCAGTCGCGTACCCGTCAAGAACACGAGCCATGGCGTAGAGGTTCCTCACACCAGCACGGCGGGTCTGCTCCTTCGTGAAAACAAACTCGTCAGCGTGCACGATGCCAGCCGGCTGATACTTAGCGCCTGGCCCGGTGTAGCCGCCTTCGGAGAATCCCGGAGGCAACGCCACCCGCGGCAATGGAGCCAAGCCCAATGCCCCGCCGATACTGTTGAGCCCGTTGATGAGGCCGTCGTTGATGACCGTGTCCACCACGAACCGGACAGGTGCCTTCGCGATTTCCTGCAGCTTGTCCCATGCCGTCTTGATGAAACCGACGCCGTCCTCGAAGGCCTTCGGAATGGTTTTCATGATGAAGTCAGAAAGCGCGTCAAAGACAGGCTTGACGATGGTCTCCCAAACCCACTTGATAGCCGCGCCGATTCCATCGAAGGCTGGCTTGATAATGGTCTGGTAGAGCCAATCAAAAGCCGGCCCAAGCACGTTGTTCAGCACCCAAACAATGGCGTCAAAAATGGGCTTCACGATGGTGTTCCACCACGCGCCGATCAGGGCCCCAATGAATCCGAACACCGGCTGAATCACGGAGGTCCACAGCCAGTTGAATGCCGGGCCCACAACCTGCGTGATGACCGCACTGATGATTTTGAAGATGTAATCCATGACCATCCACGCGGCTTGTATCGCGCCGACGATGAACCCGAAAACGGGCTGGATGATGTTGACCCAAAGCCACTCGAACACGGCGCCTACCCCGGCAAAAATAGCCAGGACGGTCGGCAACACGTACGTCTGGAACCACTCGACGGTGCCGCCGATGAATGTCTGGATAGCGCCCCAAACGTTCTGCACGATCTGCTGCCCAAGCTCGGTCTGAGTGAAGAACCAAACAAGCCCGGCCACCAAAGCAGCAATGCCGATGACAATCAGCCCAATGGGGTTCGCAGCCATTACCGCGTTGAACGCCATCTGAATCGTTGTCGCTACCGTCGTGATGGTCTTCCACGCCTGAATGGCGCCGATCCACAACTGCATGCCGACGACCAAGGTTCCGACCGTGATGCCGAGAGCCAGCAGCCAGTCCTTGTTCTGGACCACCCAATTGCCGAAGCCCCTCACTGCCGGGATGACGGACGTGATGATGTAGTCGCCGAACCTTTGCAGGATCGGCAGAACGTTCGCTTGGAAGACGTCGTACGCTTGGCGCGCCCAGTAAGCTACCTGCTCCATGAAGCCCGGGAACCCGGAAGATGTAATGTCACCGTCGTTGGCCACCCACGCCGCGGTAAACGCGGTGATGCCGCCGGCGATCTCGTCAAACACTGTGCTGAGACCGGACAGGAAGCCAGTTGCCAGGGGCTCAAGCCACACCATCACCTTGTTGCCGAAGGTCTGCAGCTTGCCGGCAATGCCGCCGTTTAGGTTGTCGCCCATTCGCTCAGCGGCGCCCTCTGTGTCGCCAAGAGCGCCCTGCGCCCCAGACAAGGAAGCGATGAACTTCGGGATGTCCTCCGTACTCAAGTCCTCCAACGGAGTGCCGAACAGAGCAAGAGCCGCCTGAGACTGGGCGACGGGGTCTTTCATGTTGCCCAACGCGCCAACGATCTTCTGGAAGGCCGCCGCGCCAGTGTCGCCGCCCGCCAGTAGATCCTTTGTCATCTTCTGCGTATCAAGACCAAGCGTCTTGTAGGCACCAGCCGTTGATGAAGACATGTCCGTGGCTCGGATCGTGAATTCCTTCAGGGCATCGCCGGTCTTATCGATGCCGTACATGCCCTTCTCAGACGCAGCCACGAGCATGCCCATGGCGTCAGAGCCCTTGATACCAAGCTGCGCGAAGAACGGGCCGTACTCATCCACGGCGTCAATGACGTCTTCGCGGACGGCGGCCGGAACCTTCTGGGCTGCGGCCGTGAGCAGGTCAAATGCTTCGTTCGCGTCACCAACAAGGCCGGTCTTCATCATCTGGCCGACAACCTGGGTAACCCTGTCAGTGTCGATCTCGAAGGCCTTCGAGAAGTTCAGTGCATTCTTGGTTGCCTGGTCGAATTCAGCCTCGGACAACTCACCAATGCCGCCGATGCTGGTCTTCACGGAAGCGACAGCGCCGCCGATGTCCTCGAAGGACCGGGGCATGGTGGAGCCGACGCGCTTCGCAGAGTCGTTGAGCGCCTGCAGGTCTTTGCCTGCCGCGCCTGTCCCGACGCTGATTGTCGTGGAGACGTCAGAAAAAACCGTCCCGACTTTGTACAACGCCCCGCCGGCGGCCGCCACAGCCCCAACCGTGGCGGCCACTCCGACAGCAATCGCCGAACCGAACTTCTTGCCAACGGAAGCGCCAGCCTTGTCCGTCTCTGCCCCTGCACCCTTGACCAGCGCCGGGCCGAAGTCCTTCATTGAAGGTAGTACCGGGAGCCAAACAGTGTCCTGCGCCTGTGCCAAAGTCAGCTCCCTTGTTGAGTTATGTGATGGCTTCAGCCGCCCGTTGCTGGGCTGCCTCAACCTCTGCGATAAGCGCGGACATCTTCTTCTCTGAACGGCGTTGCGCTGCCCGCGTGAACGCGGTCTCCGGACGTGTGGCCGGGCGCATTCTGGGAGCCTTTCCGCCGTTCACCTGGATGGTTGCCGCTATGAGCTGCGCGATGAGGTCCGCAATCGCATCCAGCCGGGCAACTTCAGCCGTGTACTCGGACAACTTCGGCCCAGAACCCTTAGACGGCGCGTCATCCTTGAAGGACTCAGCTAGTTCGTCATCGTTCGCCATGGCCTCAGTCGTGCGGGAAGACGACGGAAGCTGCCGGATCAGATCCGACAGCTTCCGCCATGACCGCTCGCCCCGGAAGAAATCAAGCAGGTCAAGCCCCAACTCGTGGTGGAGGTCGTACTCGATTTCCGCCCCGTACCTGTCAACAACCGTGACTAGGTACGGGAAACGGCTTCCCCCTCGGGGCGGTATCCCTGCTTCAGCATGATGCGGATCTTGCGGGGGTCCTTTTCAGTGACCTTCCCGCCGCCCGGGCCAACAAGGGTGACGTCCTCCGAAAGGTCAAAGAAGAGCATCATGTCGGTTACCAGGTTGCTCATCGCCTCATGGCCGGCCTTCGCGAGCAGCTTCTCAATGCGAGGCCACTGCTCACCACACAGCGTGATGAGCATGGCTTCGATGTCGCTGGACCTGTAGGCGCGTGCCCACTGGATCAGGGTCGCGCCGGTCGGTGCCTCGACGATGATCGTTTCGTCTTCCGATACCGGGAGCTGGAACGGGTCATGGGCAGCCTCTTCGGTGTACTGGTCCCAAGTCTTGAACTGCTGATTCTTTGCCATGGTGGTGGGCCTTTCGTTTGGTTACTTGGTGGTGGTCTTGGATGCCCGGGCCTCGGAGGCGTTCTTGTCCGCCTCAGCCTCCGTAGCGGCCTGCTTCGCTTCCTCGGCTTCCAAGGCGGACTTGGGCTTCCAGCCGCGGGCGCGTAGGTTCGTTGCTTGGGCTGCGTCTTCCGGGTCCCATTCCTTACCTTCGGTAGACACCAGAGTTTCGAGTTTCTTCGCGGCCATGAGAGGCACCTTTCAAGAGGTCAATGGATGATGGAGTGGGCCAAGAAAGAGGGTGGCCCCGGCTGGCCCACCAAGGAGCCGAGGCCACCAGTCATTACGGGGTCGGAGCCGGGAAGCCCATCGCCGCGTGATCGACACCAGGGCCGCCCCAGATCTCCCGGTAGGAAGTTCCGAACTGCTCGTCGGTCTTGCCAGACAGGGTGGCCGGGTACTTGATCTCGTCACCCTCAGACCACGCCTGCTCGCCGTTCTCCGTGACCTGCGCCTTAGGCAGCCACTTAGCGATGTAGACGGCATCGGGGCCGTCGCCGTCCTTGCCCAGCGCGAGGACCCGCCACTTACGGGACACCGGACGGGAAGCGCGGTCAAAGTAGAAGTTGCCCTGCGCGTCGGTCGTAACCGCGGTCAAATCCAGACCGTGGTAAACCTCCATGGTCAGCTTCTTGGATTCCTGCATCGTGAACGCCAGCCCAGTGACGTCCTTGATGATGTCCGACCGTGTCGGCTCGGAGTAACCGTAGGACTCGACGTCGCTGGTTTCCTGGTCACGGGACCACGTCGCACCGTCGCTCTTCGTGGTCATACCGACAGGCAAGTAGCCCGTGGGGATAACCAGACCAGTAGCGCCATAAATTGACGTGATCTCGGTGTCGTCGTCCTCCCACGGCTTCATGAAGATAGCCATCTCAAGGACTTTGCGGATGTTGGACGGGTTGTGGCCTTTGGCCTCAGTAAAGGTCGCCATGGCAGCGCTTCACCTTTCTATGGGTTGGTCAGTACGTTTGGCGGAATTCGAGCGCGTAAGACGCCACGAACCTGTTAGTGCCTGGGTTTCGGTAGTCCACCCATGAGGGCGCTACAACCGTGCGAACCCGATCCACTTGCACGCCGCCGACCTTCCGGCCATTGAGTGAGTGGAACCATTGGCGGGTGCTCTCAGCGAGGGCGGCCGCAGTTTTGTAATCGTTGGAGAAACACTCGACATCCACGACTGGGGCGTCGGTCAACATGTCGTCCGTGCCGGGGCCGCGGGCCAACCTAACGAACTTCTCCAACAGCTCGACGTCGCCCGGGACCTTCGTCCCGGTCTGCACAGTTGTTGCCTCGCGGTGCGCTTTCGTCAGCGCCGTCTCAATGTCAGGCCAGCTCATCCGCCCGCCCCCGCACGGCCAAGGATCCGGAAGCGGCCCATGCGGCTAGTCCCGAACTCCTGATCAGCGTTATCGCCAACCACGTTCACAAACGGACGGCCACCAGGACGCACACCAGACTCCGTGGTCACGCGCATGTCCACGCCATCACTGTCAGCCAGTTGCTTCGCCCGGGACTTCACCCGGTTAGCGACAACCTGCAAAGCCGCCGCCACTCCCGGATGCCGCGCAGCCTTCTGAATGAACTCGTAACTGATCTCAATTTCAGCCATTCAGCCAGTCACCTTCTCCACAGCAGCTTTGATGAAACCCGGAACGATGAACCCGCCCGGCTGCCGGCCAGGCTCGCCAACAACCTGATACTCAATTCCTTCAATGACCACGGCGTCCGCTGCAGAGAGCGGGGCTTCAAGAGGCAGGTTCACCCAGTAGCCGAAGACCTGCTGGTCCTTGGCTGAGGTGTCCTCGCCTGATGTTCGCGGCTCGTACCACGCCTGCCATTCCTCATCGCGGGGAGGTCCAACGACAGGATTCCCATAATCGTCATATTCACCCTCAACGGGCTGGCCTCTGAAGCGGAGCGTGAGCGTCTGATCCATAAGGTTCATCAGGGACGCTCCGGAAGTTTGTACTTCGAGACACTGTTCTGGCCCGCGTCAGGACCAGTGTCGAGCTGGATGGAGCGGCCAGCCAATGACTCAGCCTTGACGCCGCCACCCTTAATCCGGCGAGCCCGATCAGCCACGACAGACAGCAAACTGGCAGGGCATGTCTCATAACCGTGGGTGAACTCGACCTCAATCTCTTCAGGCCAACACCCGCTGGTCCGGCGAAGAACGCCGTTCGGTTTGGCTTTCCAGCCTTCGATGGCGTTGCCATCACCGTCGCGGACGGCAATAACTTCCTTCACCTTCAGAGATGGCAGAAGTGCGACGGAGTCGCGGCCAGTCGAAACCGTGATCGTCTCTGTCACTTCTGGTGCGATATGCCATTCGCATTCGTCACGCACCTGCCCAGCCGCCGAGTTTACGACTGAGGCAGGAAAAGGAGCGCCAGGGAAACCTGTCAATGCTGCTGGGTCTAGCAATGGCTGTTCCACCATGGCGCCCCTCCTTCCTTACTTGTTCTCGGCAGTCGCAGCCTTGTTGGCAGGCCGGGCCTGCTTGACTTCAACCGCATCTTCGCCGTAGCGCTCCGCGTCCTCGGCGTTCAAGAGCAACGTGTGCTCAATCCCGCTGATGGTCACGGTGTAGGGCTTCCTGTTATCAGCCATTTCTGAGTTACCTTTCGATTAGGCCGGCGGGGTGTTGGACAGGGTGACCTTCACGGTCGCAGCGGGGATGCGGTTGGCCAGGGCCACGCGCTCTTCGATGCGGGTCGTGATCAGGTTGTTGGTGAAGTCCGATGCGTGGGAGTTCGTGGACTCCACACGGACGCCGCCCTTGCGGTACACCGTGGATGCGGTGTTGAAGGCCGCCACAGCAACCGTGCCAGCGGCGACAGCGGCCGTGACGATGGTGCTGATGCCCCACAGAGGCGGCTGCCACTCGATGTCACCATTGCCGTACTGGCCCTGGAAGAAACCGCCGCCGAAGTACTGTCCGTTGCCGTCCTTACGGAGACGCAGAGCCTGGTAGTCAACGGGGTTGATGGCGATGCCGTCAGCGGTCAGACCGGTAGCGGTCTGCACCTTGGACAGTGCACGGTAAATGGCGTCCGCGTTATCCGTGTTGTTGGCCGCCGCTTCGGTCTGGATGCCAGAGCGGTTGAGCAGGCCCAGCACGTTGTTGCCGGTGCCGTCACCATTGAGAAGCTGGTTCTCTTCGGCCAAGGCGAGCAGGTACAGGCCGCGCTGGTTGATTTCCGAGACCCAGAATTCGGCATCTTCGGCCATCTCGTCCGTGAACTTCAGGAAACCGGCGATCTTCTTGAGAGCGTCGGTTCGAGTCGTCGGGTCCGTGAGGTGGAACTGAGGCTTGGCACCGCCTTCAGCCACCGTAGCGAGGCTGCCTTCTACGGCGCCTTCCACGAGGTAGCTGACCGCGTTGGATCCAGCGCCCAACGTTCCCTGTCCGAGCAGGTCGGAGATGACGGGGCGGCGGAAAGCGCGGACGACGGTGCGGTCAAATGTGGTCAGCCACGGGGCGAGACTCGCCGGCGTGGCCTGCGTGTCCGTTGCAGCCTTGGCGTTGGGGGACCATTCCGGAGCTGCGACGGTTGCTCCGCCAATGGTCTTGACGCGCAGCAGTCCGTCCTGGCCCACGGTCTTCACGAAGTGTTCGCCAAGCGACTTGGCAGGAGCGGCCTCGCGATCGCCGTCGCCAGCCTCCGGAGCCCCGTAAGAGCCGAGACGCTTCATCAGCGCATCAGACTCTCCGGCAGCCTTGATCTTGGTGTCGAACTCGTCCACCTCAGCGAACTTGGCCTCGACCGTGGTCTGCTCTTCGGCCGTGAGGTCTCGGCCCGCGGCCTTGGCCCCATCGATGACATCCTGCGCCGCCTTCAGCGCGGCGGCGCGCAACTGCTTGAGGTTCACAGGGAACCCCCTTCTGCGCTCCCAGTGAGCGCGTAGATTTTTGCTTGTGCCGCCAGGCGTTCAACGGACGACTTGGGCTGCTGTTCCTCGCCGGACGCGGACGACTTGCCCCCTGAGGGGTCCTCGTCGTTGGCGTCAGGCTTGACGTTGGCTTGGTCGCTGGCTTTTTCCTGGTCGTTTGCTGCCTCGGCCGCTTCGATAACGGCGCCGATAGCCTCCTGCGCGGAACGCAGGGAGTCGATGTGTTTGGAGGCCAGAACCCGGCCTGCCTTAAATTCCGCCGCTGCTGCCTCAGCCAGAGCCTTGACGGCGACGACGCTCGTATCGGAATTCGCCCCGATGGGCACGAAAGAGAACTCGTACACCTTGAGCTTCCGAAGTTCGTTCGCCTTCCGGCCGTCTTCAAGGGTTACTGACCCTTCGTCTAGGGTGTCGTAGGCGAAGGAAAGCTTGGTCAGTCGCCGGCCTTTCACCAGCCGGTAAACCTGCGGACCCTTGGGTGACTCAAGGTCGAACTTCCCGCGGATGCGCCACCCGTGGTCGTCCTCGGACATTTCAGTTGCGCCAGCAACAAAGTAGTCCGGGTCATCCATACGATGGCCGTACAGTCCCGGCAGTACGTCCCCGGACGCCTTCCAAGCTTCGATGTCATCCAGAAACGCGCCCTTGGCAACAATGTCGCCATAAGAGTCGGGTTCTTTGATGAACGTGGACGGGTAGACGATGAACTCGCCTTCTTCCAATCCATCCTCAGGGCCGGCCTTCACCCGGCCGATGGGCACATTCTTGACGTGCATGATGTTCCTTCCATTGGTCAGGTGATGATCACGACGGAGCACTTGCAGCCGGCGACCTCGTCAACGTCCCCGCTGAACGATCCCGGCCACTTCAGCCCGTTGCTGAACTTCTCATCGATGGGGACTGTCTCGCCGTTGATGCGCTTATGAGAGGACCGGGAGTTACCAGAGTTGGTTTTCCACCGCTTCTTGGCCTGCGGACGGGCCTGCTGTGCAGCCTCAACCATGCCGAATCCAAGGAACGTCGCCGCCGCGGTCATGCCTGACTTCGCTGCCCTGGATTCCTCAGCCACGTCGAAGACGTGGGCGAGGTCAGGCTCATCCTCGGCTTGGGCGGCTTCGAGTGCTGAAAGTGTGGTCGCGTTGACCTGCCCAGCGATCCTCTCGGCAACCTTCGCGAGGAAAGCTTCCGTCTGATCCACGTTGTAGGCGTAGGCGTCCTCACCCATGGCATCGAGCGCTGACAGAGCAGCGGCCTTGGTGACCTTCAGCGAAGCGGCCAAGATGTCTGCCGCAAGTTCCTTGTCCCAGCGGTCCGAGTCCCACCATTCGGGAGCTTTCGCGCCGACTGCGGACAGGACTGCTTTCCGCTGCCGGGCGAAGAACTTCGAGAACACCTCAGCCATTGCCTTTTGGTGATCTTCCGGGATTTCCTCCGGGGCTTTGATCTCGTACTCCGTTTCCGATCCCTTGATCACAGCCTTGACCAATTGGAACTGAGCTGACGCGAGGTTCTGAGATCCTGAATCGGATGGAGATGCTTGACCGCCAGCGACAACATTCAGCGGCACAATGAGGTCATCCCCGCCCTCAAGCGCTGGGAGGTTCCGCATGGCGCGTGCCTCGTTGCGAGTCATCCACGGGCCGCCAGTGGCGGTCTGCAGGATGGCTCCCTGTTCCTCGAAGTTGCCTTGAAGCTTCTCTTCGATGTTGAACTCAACGTAGAACCGGCGCCGTTCCAGACCCATGCGCGGGACCAGGAAGGAGTTGATGCGGTTCTCGATCTGCGCCACCAGAGGGCCGAGCGTGTCACCGTAGAGCATCTTCCGGAACTCGCGAACATTGGAGTAGTTCGCGCCGTCGTTCTGCCCAATCATCGTCGGGTTCACATGGAACGCAGACGCCACCGTTGTCAACGACAGCTTGGCCGCCTCAACATACTGCTGTTCCGTAGCAGAGAAGTCGATGCGCTTTAGCTGCATGCCTCCTTCGAGGATCGGAGTGCCGCCAGCCTTGGAACCGTTCCCGGTGTACTTGGAGTACCAGTCCTCACGGAACGCTTCACGTGCCCCATCAGACCACTGTGGCGCGTCCTTTGGCCGCTCGATGACTGACGAAACACGTCCGCCGCGCTTCCAAACTTGGGAGCGATACATCGCAGCTTCAACCTGTTCCTGCAACGTCTCGCGCAGCGCGTCAACTGTCGGGGACGAGCCGTGCATGCTTCCTGGGTGATAGCCAGGGAAAGCAAGAATCTTGTCCTTGGGGATCGTCTCAAACTTGCCGGGCTGGACGTACACCTTGTATTCCTTGATCTCCCACGGGTTAGCCATCACAGGCTCTACCCAAGTCGGAGGAAGTCGGCGAATCATCCAGCCAGACGGCATGTCCGAAGATGGAGCCGCCCACCAGTACGCCCGGTCATACATCGCAAGGTCGCCCACAAGAGCGAACACAAGCTCGAAAGTTGTCATCTCCCCATCGACGTCTTGAATCGACTGAGCCAGAACCCCATCACGGTCGCGGCGCCGGTCAGTCTGATCAACACGCTCAAAAGTGTGCAAACCAAGCTGAGCTATGTTGCGGGCCAAGAACGAAACAACCGTCCGGAAATGGGGCTGTGAGTTCCACATCTGCGCCGCTGTGAGGTTCTTCAGACTGGCCGGACTGATGATGTCGGCAAGATCCGAGCTCCCAAGATGCGTGATCCGCGGAGTGAAGAAAGCCGAACCACCTGAAACGTTGGAGAGGATATTCTGCCAAAAGCCCATGCGGCCTCTCACTCTCCTTTGCTAAATAGACATAACGCCCTGCGTTTCGTAGTCAGACTCAGTTGTTGCTGGGGTGAACTCGACGCCCGTTGCCCAGGCGGCAAACATCGCCGCTTCAAGGGTTGAGATGTCCGAATCGGCGTTTTTCCTGCCCAGCGCCGAACGTTTGCCCACATCGCGCTTTGCAGCACCAGCGGCCGCGTCTTCCAATTCCTTAGTGGAGACATAGAGGAACATGCCCTCCGTGACCTTCGTTTCGAGGTTCGCGAAAGCATCCAAGGCTTCGCCGGTAGACGCAGCGTGGTACTCGACCTCTGCAGCCTTCAAATCAGGAATAAGAAATGCGCCAGGCCCGCGACCGTCAATAACAACGGGCACATCAAACATCCCCTGCAGTTCCTTGCACCGGGCTACAACACCGCCAGTGCCAGTGGAATAATGCAGCGACTTCACCCAAACGCTTTCGCCATCCGAAGACGCCGCCACAATTGCGGCATGCTTCAAATCGAAGGACACAGCCACAGCGAGGGATTCGACTTCGAGGTTGGCCGGACGTTCATCACGCTTGCCATCGGCCCAGTTATCAAAGATGGTGACTCGAGTTTCGTTATCCCAAATACCCATGGCCTCACGGCGGAAAGATCCGGGAGTATTGAGCGCCTTCTTCATTCGAAGCATGGCCGCGTCATCCGTGCGGTGAGGATACGAAGGGTTCGCCTTCCTCCACTGCTTCCGATCGTTTTCGCTGGCGTTAGGGTCCGCGGAGAACTCTACGTAAACCGTGTCTTCATCTTCGCCAGACAGCGCCTCACGGCGCTTCTCCTTGAAGATCTCACCCGGGTCCTTAGGCCTAGGGGGCGTACCAATGAAGAACAGCAGCGGGTTGGGCGAGACGTTCGTCGCCGGGACCATGTCTTCCACGGCCGCCTCAGTGAGGATCTGCGCCTCATCGAACACTTCAACGTCCACATTGTCGAAGCCGCGACCAAAGCCACGCTCACGGGCACCGAACATGATCCGGGAACCATTGTTGAAGTAGATGACCTCATCACCTGCGCCCGTTGTCACTTTCATGACATGGGGGGCGATCTTCTTCTTGCGGGTGAACGCCTGCAGTTTCGAGAAAGTCTCGCCTGCGGTCTTCATCCGGTGAGCCGTCCAAAGGACCGTCAACCCCGGATACAGGAGGCAGAGGCAGAAAATAATGAGTGCCACAAGGTACGTCTTGCCGACCTGCCTCGGAATACTGAGGACCACGCCGCCAATACCAGCCGCATACTTACCATCGACACGCTTAGCCAAAGCCAGCTTGCCGATACTCTCCTGCCAATCATCGACACCAAGGCCAATCTCAGAAGCTTTCTTAGCCACTGACGGCCAGGCCGTAGAGACAATTCCCGAAGGCTGAACAACGCGGGCAATCTCAGATAGCTTCCGCGTCCCAGGCTTCGTCTTCGACAGGTCCGCCATTTTCGATAGCCTCCTGCTTCGCCGATGCCTCCAACGCCTGAATCTCCTTGGAGATCAGGGAGAGCTGCCGGTGAAGCGCGGCTTTCGCGGGGCCCTTCTCTTCAGGCAGAGACGCCACGATCTCCCGACGCTGAGCAAGAAGAATCTGCAGATAGTCACCAGACTCAATTGCCTGGTTAAGCGTCATGGGTTCTGGTTTCGGCTCTGGAACGTCAGCCTCAGTGACGGCGCGGAGAGGACGTGAGGACTTCGTCACGGCGCACCTCCCGCGTGAAAGAAAAAAATGCTGTGAATAGAAATGACTACCGGGCGGGAGTCAAGGAGGCCTGGATCTGTAGCGATCCAGACCCCCCTACCCCTCGGGTAGCGAGTAGGTAGTCGTAGCCTTTTTGGGAGACAAGGAGTTTCCCGCCAGATGCGATGATGTGGGTCTCTTCGCCGGGTTGGGGTCCTACGTCTTCGCCGAGCCATTCGAGGATGTCTGCGAGGCCGTGACGGACCATGCGAACGGCGTCCTGGGCGAGGGTGGGGACGATGGGGAGTGCTGGGCTGACTACGACGTCGATAGCTGCTGTGATGGCCATGCTCACCAGTCCCTTGTGATGGTTTGTTTCTTTTGGTTGGTGACTGCTGCGCCGTTGGCGCCGCCTGCTGCCCGGTTGCACTTGACGTGTTCGGGTCCGGTCCATGCGGTGCGGTCGTCGTTGTGTCCGAGGTCCCATGGTCCGTCTGGTTGGATGGGGTCGTTGCATCGGCAGCAGTTGATGCCGCCTGCTCGAACGATGGGTTCGAGTCGGGCGCGTTCTCGTTGGTGTGCTGCCCCGTATCCGCGTGCTGTTGTTGACTGGCCCATCAGTATGCGATGACCGGGACGCCGGTGGTGTCCAGTGCTGGCAGGAGAGCACTGAGTAGGTTCTCACTGGCACGCACAGGCACGTATGCGCGATCTAAGGAGTAGCCTCTGATGCGCTGCGGGTCAAGGAATATGATGCGGCCACCTACTGGGAAGATGATCTCTTCGCGTCCGCTTGCCTTGCAGATGGTTACGCGGGGAATGTCTTCGCAGACCTTGCGGGCAAATAGGAAGTCATCGCTGATCTCGTGCCGGCGGTTACCGATCCACCCAACTGTTTGGCCTTCTGCTGCGTGGCCGAGCGCTTGGATGAGTTCGAGCTTCATGGTGGGGCCTCCTGGGGTTTGTGCCAGACGGCGGCAGGTGCACCGAACCGCCGCCCAGCGTTGCCGTCTCGTCTCCCGGGATCGGCGCCGGGCCAGACCGTTGGACGGTCAAGTGTTGGGTGTGGTGATCTACTTTGCTAGGCCGCGATTCCTATTGTTGGTCGGCGTGCGTTTCGATCAGTGGGTAGTGTCGGAATCGAACCAACCTCGCTGGGGATCAAACCCGGCCCGTCACCAGATGGGCTACCTACCCTTGTGCCGGCGTCGTCACGACGAGCGGCGGTGTCCGTGAAGTTGCCCAAGGCTGGGAGCATGCCACTGCAGTTAGTCTGAGCCTTGTGGTCTTGTGAATGCTGAATAACCCGGCACCTGAGGATTCGCGGGGAGCATGGCCTCGTGCCAAATCCCATGGAGGAGCGACTCAAGGCGCGCCGCATACTCCTGAAGATTCTCGGCGATCACTTCTATCTGTTCCATCCTGTACAGGATCTGGGTTCCATCCTGTTTCCTGTGGAATCGGGACAGAATGATTGCAGGCATGGCGAAGTCACAGATCGAACCGTGAACAAAGTCGTCTCGATGCGTTTTGAGTCCCCGCCGCTCGGCCCACTGGATGTGTTTCGACAGTTCTTCACGGACTTTGCGTAGTTGTGGCCCACCGTCTTCCTTTTTCAGTTCTTTGACAAGGATCTTGTGGAGGTCGGTCCAGGTCTTATCAACCAAGCTGAATTGGCGTGTCCGGTTCTCCTGCAGAGTGAGGATTACACGCTTCATTGCGGCCTCGATGTGACCGCTAGCAACAGTAATGGCTCCTACGAGGTAGTACAGCTTCTTGCGAAGCTCGATGTCTGCTGGTGCTGGGCCGCCGATTCGGCCGTAGATGGCGTTACTCATATCCATCTGGTCAACATCAGAGACTGTTAGTTCGTACTGGAACGGCTCGAACCCATCCAGGTTCATCTCGGTTGTCCAAGTAAAGGCATGGCCAGGAGGAGGCCATTCTCTTGCCGACGTGTGATCGAATTTGTCATCCATAGTGGACATTCTGTCCTGTCACGCGAGCCCCTGCTCGCGCGCACAGACTTCGCAGAACCGTGTACTGAATCTGGCTGACAAGGCAGAAGCCCCGGAGCGGTCAGCGTCCGGGGCTTCTAAAAGGTTTTGGTTACAGCTGTGGGCTGTGGCACCAGTGTATTAAATAAACGGCTTACTTACAAGCGTGTCATTTTCCTTGTCGTTTCCGGCTGAGGCGGTGCCATCGCGCAGGGTTCCAGCGGTCGGTGAACGCGGTGGTGATCCCACCCTTGGGATGTAGGAACTTGCTTGACACTGGTTTGCGGGCCTCATCAACGCAATCCTGGCAGGCTCCCGTTTCTGTGGGTTTGAAGGAGTTTGGCATGACGACTTTCACTTTGGCTCCGCAGAGTGCTGCCCGGTAGTTGTAGGTGTCTTCCAGGAAGGAAGGGCCGAGCATTGTCAGTTCCCTGGCTGTGGGGCGAACTGCGTGGATTGGCCCGGGGTCGTCGGGCACCTGGGGTGCTCTCGTGCCGGCCTGTAGGTCGCGAGGGGTCTCCCATCGGGTTAGCCCGGCTTTATAGATTGGTTCCGGAAGATTCGAGGTCATGCTGCGTCCTTCCTGAGTTGGAATGCGAGTTCGTGTAGTTCGGTGCCTACCCAGGTCGCCCCGCAAGCTCCGCACTGGGCTTCGGTTCCGGTTGCGGTGAGGGCGGTATTGCGGACGTATTCGTCTTCGTCCCATGTCCAGGCGTGGGTGGCCCCACAGTCAGTCTGTGGGCAGGGGCCGACAATTTCCGTGCGTCGGACGGGGTTTAGCATCTGCTGAATGGCTAGCATCCATTTGGTGGTGTTCTCGAGACATTTCCTGGCAGCTTGTCCTCTGTTGTCGCTCTGGGTCCATGCGGCCCATTTCTGAAGCTTGCTCTCTTGGCTAAGTTTGGGTTCGTCGTTGCCGGTGATTGTGATGTGCATAGTTGCGAGGGTTTCGCGGATTTCAGACCAAAGGCTGAATGCCGGGATTGCGATGGGTGAGCGCGAGCCTGAGCCTCCACCACCGCCGTTTGCGCGCCGACCGGATTGGATTTCCTGCCGGAGTTGATCGAAGAGGCTTAGCTCGGTTGGGAATGACTTCGCCCCGGTCTCGCTATCGATGTGGATGGCGCGGTGTTCGCGGGTCAGCCGGTGAACGTTGTCGTTGAGAGTATCGATGTTCAAGATGCTTCCATTCCGTAGCGGTAGTCGTTGGGGCCGATGGACATGCTGTTGACCGAGGCGAAGTGTGGGCGCCACGCGAGACGGATCTTGCCTGTTTGGCCGTGGCGGTTCTTTTCGATGATGAGTTCGAGCTCGCCTTCCATCTCTTGGTCGTCTCGGTGGAGAAGGATGATGTTGTCCGCGTGAGCTTCGATACCCCCGGACTCTCGAAGGTCAGCCATGGTCGGGCGGGTGTCCGCTCGTTGCGTGGAGCCGCGGTTGACCTGGGCGAGGGCCAGTACGTGGGTGTCGAATTCCTTGGCTAGGTGTTTGCAGTCCTCAGCGATTCGGGAAACTTGGCGCTCTCGCATGTCCCTTGGGTCGGCTGGGGCACAAAGCTGCAGATAGTCGAGGATGATCAACGGCACCGGTCCGCGTCGGGCCCAGGTGCGGACTGTTGCCCGGACTTGGGCCATGGTGATGCGGGAGGCTTCCTCGATGTAAACGGGCCAGTCTGCGGCTTTGGTGGTTAGGTGCGCTATCTTCCTCCAGTCCTCCTCGCCGAGGTTATGGGAGTTGATCTTGTGGAGGTCGATCCCTTCGGAAGCTGCGGCCATGCGGCCCACCACTTCGTGCTCTTTCATTTCGAGGGAGAAGAACCCGACTCCGTATCTGGATGCTGCCACGGCCGCGCAGCCCGCCACCAACGATTTCCCGACTGCCGGCCGGGCGCCCATGACAGTTAGCTGCCCTGGGTGCCATCCGCCGTTGAACTTGTGATCGAGCTCAGACCACCCAGTGGGATAACTCTTGCCTTTGGGTGCCGACCAGAGGTTCACGGCATCCTCCAGCGCCGCCGAGAACGTCCGGACACGGATCCCTGTCGCTTCATTGGCCGCGGCGTCCAAGGTCACTCTGGCTTGGTCCAGCACAGCCTCTGTCTCATCCCAATCCGCATTATCCGACATCTGCTGCAGCTTCCGGCCAATCTCGGCAAGTCGCCGAAGCCTGGCAGTCCCGGTGATGATGCTGGCGTAGTGTGCCGCTGCCGACCGGACTGGCGCCGCCTCCATGCACTGGTGGAGGTACGCTGGGTCCATCCCGACGATCGGGTTCGACACGAGCTTTTGCGACATGGCCAGGGCTGAGGCCGGCCGACCGCCCCTTGCCTCCGCCAAGATCATGTGCCAAAGCTGCTCGTGCTGGGGGAGGTAGAAGTCCTCTGCTTTCAGCTCGACTTCGTCCAAGGTTCGCTGATCCAGGAGTACTGCGCCGATGACTGCCCGTTCGGCGTCGATGTCCTGCCGCAGCTTCAAGTTGTTCGTCATGAGATCCCCAGTTTCTGCTTGGCCTCTGCCAGCCGTTCGGCGTTGTGGATGTTCCGCTGTTCCTTTTTCCATGCGATCTCACCAGCGACGTCCAGCCCGGCGGGTGGGGTGCCTGGAGTCCAGACGTCCCTGCCCAGCACGGCCTCGACGTCAATTTCGCCTTGGAATCCGACGGTGGGCGACTTGCCGCCGACGCCAGCCTTTGCTTTCAGCTGGTCGAATTTCTCGCGGAGCTTCGACATGGACAGGATGTTTGCCCGCCAGAATTCGTTAGCAGTTGCCCACCGGATCATCCACGAGACCTGATCGACGGTGTACCCGTCCCGGTCGAGAAGCAGCCTGGCTGCTTCACGGTTCTTCTTGTTCCTGGATGGCTTCCTGGATCCGTTCTTCACCAAGCAGGAATCGAGGAGATCAAGAAGTTCATCAACTTCTGGTCGTGGGATTTCGTCAGAAATCTCCGACGAAGGAATATCTTCTTTAGAAGATGTAGCAGTAGCAGTAGCTGTTCGCATGGAAACGCTATTCGAATCCTTTGCCAAGGTTTTAGCCGTAGCGCTTCCAAAGCTCATTGCATCCTCTTGCCTAAGCCCTTGGCTCACGCCTTTCATATCCCTTGCCTTGGCCTTGAGGATCGTCTGCACCTTCGGGTGGTTCCAGAGAGCCAACTCCGGCTGCTCTTGGTGAATCTTCTGGATTTCGAATGCGAAGAACTCCTTGATGTCAGTTGAGGCGATCCCGGCAAAGTCGTTCGCCATGGTGACGTGAAGCCGGGGGTGCCTGATTACTCCGTCGTGGCGGGCGAAGGATCGCACAAGCACCTCCTCAGTGGCGTCGTCAGCGTGAATGAAGTGAGCCTCGGAAAGCTCGCAAGCGTCCCTTTGTACGTCGGCGGCCGTCCGGTCATTGGTGAGTGCAGCAAGCCGCCCTGGCCGCCAGTCAGCAACCCCGGCGTAGTTCAACGTTGGGTGTGTCAGGATCTGCTGGTACAGGTGCTGGGCTCCTATTGAGAGCCCCCGCCAGTCACCGTCCGCCCACAGATCCACACGAATATTTGCACGGTCACGAGCCAACAGACAGCGCTCCTCTCGCTGACATGAACCCATCCATAGAAAGCTTGGATCGGCGGTACTCCCGGTAATCCGAAGCCGACCACTGTCCGGTCGCGATCAGAGTGCGTAGACGTGCGTTGGCTGCCCTCCGATCGCAAGCCAAGAGGTCTGCTTCATTCGCCTCCACCGTGCCGCAACGACGAAGACGGACAGCTTCCACTTCTACGATCAAGGCCTTGATGTCCCCGGGGTAGGCAGGGCGTTTGAAGGGCTTGGAGTGGAACTTCAGCACTGCGTCGATGGCATCTTCGACTGAGTGCTGTCCGAGGATTTCAAACCAGACTCCAACTTTGGCATCGGAGGACTTTCGGCCTTCAATGTCGTCCAGTTTTTGGAGCACGGCCTCGGTTTCTGGCCTAAGCATCAGTTGCCCCTTTCGTGTGCGTGGTAGCTGCGATTGCGGCAAGGGCTTCGGTGAGTTCAAGAGCGTCACTCGCCGACAGTGCTGCATAGTTTGGGGCTTGGTGATCCGCTAGCCGGACGTCAAAAGAGTGAGTGTCTGTCGCCGCGTTCCAGACCGGGGTGATGATCCACTTGCGGTGCGTGGATTCGGGTCCGAGCCAGCGAGTGTCGGAGTGCGGATCCGGGCTGAATCCAGCAGGAGGCATTGGGATGGGGCCAAGCCGCTTCTCAAGTTCAGCCATGAGATCGGTCAGGGTCACGCCCAAGCCATAGGCCAGTTCAGCTCCCTCGCGCACTGTCAGGAACCATTTGTCAGGCCAAGTAGCGGCAGCGAGGCCCGGCCTGGAATCTTCCTCCGGCGTGGCGCCGAGGTCGCGAACCTCAATGGTCAACTCCTCATGATCGTCATTCCACCAGTGCGACCCCAGCGCTTTGTCAAAGAGGTCAAGCAGTTCCGCAAACCCCATCTCTAACTGATCGGCCAAGTTGCCGAACTCTCGCGCAGTCGAAGGTACTTTGATAACGTGTTTCACAGAATCTCCTAGTTGACCCGGGTTGGTTCTTCGGCCGTGGTGTTCTGATTGGCGTTGGACGCACCACGGCTAGCTTTCTTATTTGGTTCCTTGTGCATTTCCGCTTCGCTTGGCATTGGGCGGCCGCCGCATTGCGATCGCGGTTCGCAGCGGGAGGTCACTAGGAAGCCCGCCCCGTCTGTTCGTGCGTCTGTTCGTCTAGCCACGCGTCGATATCCGCCTGGCGGTACCGCACAGTCCGTCCCATCTTGATGAATTTCGGGCCAGTTCCCATGTATCGCTTTTGGACAAGAGACTTGTCGGTGATGCCAAGATAGTCGGCCGTTTCCTTTGTGTTTCTGAGCTTCGTTTCCATTCGCGCTTCCTCTGGTTCAGTTTTGACAACTAAGCCTCCCGGCTGGTGGGATCGAGACTACGGAAAGGGGGGCTGAGTTGTCAACACTGGCCCCCCGGAGTTCTGGGTCGCGATTGGGCGAACTTGAAGGAGGGTCGGAGGTTCACGTTTGCCAGCGGAGGCCCCGAGTGATTCTGACTTGTCACCAGTGAACCACTCTGCAACAATGACGCCATGCCCGAAATGACAGTTGAGTCCAGATACACGCCAGACGCAGGGGCGCAGACGCACCACCTCGGCTCCGTAATGATCGACATGCCGGGCACGTTGGTGATTAGTGATGCGCCAGCCAAGGGGCAAGAAGTCTCGTTCCGCGTCGATTGGATTCAAGGGGAAGGCGTGCGGCCAACGGCGATCACGGTCTCGTCAAAGGTGGGCCGGGAAGTGACTTCAACGGACCTGCGCAACGTGAATGTCAAACAGCTTTGGCGTGCAGCGATCGTGGACCATGTGGTCTACCGGCGCATGTTCCACTTCGACTGGGAAAAGTTCGACGGAAAAATAGCATTCGACAGTCCGGTCCAGCTGCCTGATGACATCCTCGAACGGCTCCGGCTAAGAGGCCCAGAGAGGGCAACGCTGGCATATGTAGCTGACCTGTATATGTTCGCCGACTCAATCGGGCTGGCTCCGGCGCTGTATGTTCAACAGATATTTGCGGGGGAGAACCTCGAGCCGCTACCGAGAACTACCGCCACGAAGTGGATCAAGAAAGCGCGTGACTTAGGCATTTTTGAGGAGTGGTTTTATGCCGACAATTGA